ATCTACTCCCCCTGTCCAATTAAACCTTTTATCCATGTCAGGTCTGACACATATAACAAAGTCTTCATTGAATACTTTATGTAGTATACTCACTTAGCTCTCCTTAACTTAATACCTTTAAATTTAATAAACTTAGGGTGTTTATCCTTACCCTTTTCTTTTAACCAATCTTCAGGTATTATTCTGTCGTAGTATCTAAATCCGTATTTAATACACCATTGACCATAAGAAGACTTAGCACCTTTCTGTAGTTTACTTCTACTATTAGTAAACACAAATCGTATATCTAAATCAGGATGTTGCTTTTTAATAGCTATATGTTTCTTTCTGTCTGCTGTTAAGAACCTTCCCTTTGTTTCTATTATTATACCATTACTTAATATAAAGTCAGGGGTATAAGTGCGATACGTTAAATCTTCCCATTCAATCTTCAGAGCTTCGTACTTATATCTTTGCTTTAACTCTGTTAAATAAACTGATATGGTATGTTCTAACCCACTCCTATACCCATGTTTTATAGCATCTCGTCTTATCTTGTGTGGAGACATCTATGCTTCCTTAAGACTTACATACTGAACCATCTTAGGTTCTTTTGCCTTAGACATTTGTGCAGGAAGTTCTATAAGNTTNTCCCAACACGTAGTCCTATAAGAACAAAATGTACAATTCTTATTCAGTACAATGTTCCCTGTTTCTTTTCCTCTAAATGTTTCAGGTTCAGGTTCAAAGCACCTTACCAATTCATCTGCTTCAGCTTTCTTTATGTTAGCTTTTATCTTATCAAGTTCGTAGTCCATATCAATGTTAGCACGAACATACTTAAAGTGTCCATTAGCCTTATTTAATACCCACCAACCACCTGCTTTTTTACCTGCAGCCTTTGCATATCCTGTTAGTTGTCCAACATAACCAAAGCTATCACCTGATGCTAAAGATTCAAATGAATCAAACTTATACTTATATGACCAATCAGATGCAGACTTAATATCGTCTACTGCATCGTTAATAGCCAAGTCATAAGAGCCTGATATAATATGCTCCTCGTCAAGCTCAAGTTTTACAGTGTCTGTATCCTCAAATTTAACATTAGCTTCTCTTAGTACTGCCTTAAATACTGCTTCAACTATGTCACCAATCATCATGTTCATCACGAAAGTAGTAGGTTTAGGTAACGCAGTCTCAGGTTTATTCTTCTCAAACCAAAGTTGGCAGGAAGGTCTACCTATATTAGACATACGTAACCTAAACTTTTCTTCTCTCTTCGTGTTGAACTGACGATTCAAAGCATCTTTAATGTCTGTAGCTACTTGCTCAATATTCTCTTGGCTCATAGCTGAAACACCACTTGTAGCATCTTGTAGATACTGATGAATCATCATTTCAGCAGGATGGTTCACTATGCTACCTCTTCTTCAACGTCAACATCAATGAAGTCATCAACAATGTCTTTGTCTTCTTGACTAACAGGTGCTTTAGCTTTCATCTCCCACTCATTAAATATATAACTATTGTAGTTATCTATCCATGCCATGAAGTTAATGAAAGTATTTTGGTCATCATCCGTTACCTTAACACTCTTCTGCAAGTCTAAGGAATAGTTAGGTAAATAGAACTTTGCACCACTAGGCAATGCTCTCTCTTCACTAGTTAATTGAAGGAAATGCTGAACAGGAAGTCTTTTAGTTTGATTAAACTTATTAAAAGGTTCTCCCATTGTCTTGAACGCATCACGATTATCAATCTCCCATATGAATGGAGTGTTATCATCTAATGATACCTTATCACCTTTCTCGTCTGTAGCATTAGGCATATCAATAAGACCAAAGACTACTCTAACTCTTTTAATCTGCTTGATAACTTCCTGTGTAGCAACAGGCAATGCTTTAAAGTCTTTGATATACCCTGAAGGTTTACCACAGTTAAAGCTACCCTGATTATCTTTTAAATCAGAGTTTAGGTTGTCTGCCATAAGTGTCTTATGATACGTACCCATAGGCTCACCTGATTTAGCAGACATATTTTTAACAAACCTCTTATACATGAACCTCTGTATAAAAGGTCTTATCTCAACAGTTGGTGCATAAACAACAGGCATATCAGGTCTCTCTAACTTATATGAGCCACCCTTAACTACCACTGCTTCTATACTCTCATCTCCAACCTTCTTCATGCCCATAATATTATTATGATGCAATCTCATTCTAGGTAAAGGGTTTGCTTTACTTGTATCAGCAGAACCTGTTTCACCTGCAATACCCATAGCCTTCGCCATATCTGCGTAGTTATTGGTATCTATTGTAGTAACTTCATTAACCATACTTATTCCTTTCTATCAAAGTTTCTCAGTTATATCATATAATGTCTTTAGTGTCAAGCCAATTATTACCTATTTTTGCTTCTAATAACAATGGAACATTGAACTGTACTCCAAACTGAGTATCAATTAAGCTAATCATCTTACTGTTGACTAATTTAATAACGTGAAGTACCTTTTGTATCTCTTCAGGATGTATGTCTATGACTATAGAATCATGTACACTATTAACTATACAGGATTTAAACCTAGACAATTCATTCTCTATGCTTATTAGTATAAGAGGAACAATATCAGCAGTAGCAAATGACTGTACAGGATAATTCTTTATCTGTGTAAAGTGAGATACTTTGCCAAAAGAGTTTCTTCTAACATCAGGAAAGGAGAATTGTCTACCTGATGGTGTAGTTATCTTCCTAGTGCTTATAACTTCTTTAGCCAACTTGGAGTGCCATAGTGCGATTCCTTCATACTTGTCTGTGAAGTGTTTATAATATGTAGCTTGAGCAGGTGTCCTTCCAAATCCTGTTGCTCCATACAAGGGTGCAAACGTGTGTGCTTTCGCTTCTTGACGAGATGTTTTCTCACCTGCATCACTAATAACACGAGCAGTATAACTATGCACATCAAATCCATCTTCTATCTCCTTCATTGCAGTTTTATCTTGTGATAGGTATGCTGATACTCTGAACTCTAATTGTGCAAAGTCAGCTTCAAGTATCTGTCCACCTTCCCAACGTGATATAAATACTTTCTTAACAGGGAATGTACCACCTCTAGGCATATTCTGCATATTAGGGTCAGCACCACTGAATCTACCTGTTGCAGTCCTGTGTTGTAATAGTCTAACGTGTAGTTTACCATCAGGTTTAGTGTGTGTAGTTATACCCTCAACGAAAGAGGATAGGTATGTGTCTAAAGCTGATAGCCTTTGCAAGTCACCTAAGAAGTTTACTGCTTCTGTTAAGTTATTCTTTCTTGCAATGCCTTGTAGTGTTAATAAGTTAGTCTTGTTGACTGTAAAGCCATTGGCACTAACCCATTTAGCAGTAGGTGCAGTGAACTTTAGTCCTGCTACCACCTTGCTAGGTACAAATACGTAGCCAATAGAATTACAATAATCACACTTATTGGGTTTAGCATAAGGAACTCCATTCTTTCTTACCTTTCTTACATAGCCTGTGCCTAGACAACCTGCACACTGTTGTGCTTCTGTCTTATACACAATATCTGATTTCTCTTTCACATTCTTTTTGTATTCTTTATTATCCATATAAGGAGTAAATGTATTCGCCCAATCAACTTTATCTCTAGGCTTTCTACTGTAGATAACCCATGACATCTGTTCAGGACTGTTGAGATTAATACGAGTATCTCCCATCAACTCTTTTACTTGTATGTTTAATCTCTTCTCTGTATCTGCTTTCTCTTTCTCAAACTCCTCTCTAACTTCATCTAACTTAGTTATATCAACATTAAATCCATTCTGATATATCTTGGCTAGTGTCACAGATACACGATTAGTTAACACAACTGTGTTCATTAATCCTGAATACTCTACTGTATTAAGTTTCCTGTACAGTACATCTGATAACTCTTGTGTGGCTCTAAGGTCAGCAGATAAGTAATCAGACAACTCTTGTTTAGGTATCTCATCAATAGGTGTTTTATTCTTAAAGTATTCTTTCATAGTGTCTTGTTTCTTAGTTGCTAATTCATACCTATTAGCACAGGCTTCAAGTGACAGTGGTTGTTTGTTACCACACTGTAATACATATTCTACTAGCATAGTATCAAACACTGCACCATCATACTTGAGTCCACATTCCCATAGCCACAGTAAATCATGTACTATGTTATGTCCTATGAGTATAGTCGCTTGGTCTAGTAACTCTTGTACTCCATCAAAGTTATCTCTGAATAAGTATTCCTTGCCACTATCAGTTAGACAACCAACCATTACCAATCTATTGTCAGATTCAAATGGGTCAAGATGTAACTTACCATCTCTGTGTGTAACTGTATTCTCTACATCAAGTGTTAATTTCATTAGGTGAATCCTTTAATATATAATTATTAACAAAGTCTGATAAATCTTTTTTATGTTTGTACCACTTATTCTTATACACAGTTCTCCAATTATTGTCAATAAGACTTACTATATATTTTCTATTTATTTCAACTAAACCAAAATTAAGATGTCCATGTGGCTTAATGTATAAGTCAAAAGATATTAATTCTTTTAGTTTTTTTAATCTCTTTATCTTTTTCCAATTAGTATTTGAATAATAATCTTTATGATAATTATTTTTATCAACTCTCTCTGCTTCTTTTTGATAGTCTCTTATGTCTTCTTCTATTTCAGGTAACATTTCTTTAATAAAAGGAAGTCCTTCCCTTACTATATACTGATATGAGCATCCCTCATCAATCATATCCTTTGCCCAACCTGTTAACCTTTCTCTTTGAACTTTTAATTTTTCTGCTTGAGTTAAATCAGTCATCTAATCTCTCCTTGTGTTTCCTTAAGTATATAATAGCTTTCTTTAAAATGTCAATGCTATCATTAAATCCACCTAAAGACCTGTTACATTTATGACACAGCCATCCACGAAATGTAGCTGTTTTATGGCAATGGTCTAATACCCAAGAACCTCTCTTAGATATATCTCCTACCTCTTCTTCATCTCCTGAACATATAGGACATATATAACCATCTGTAGGCATACCATGTATCTTTCTTATATCGTTCCTAACTTTAGTTGCATCACTATTGCATTGTCTACATTCAGGTCTTAGATAAGTATTACCATGACACTTAGCAAATCTACTTAGTGGCAATAGTTCTTTACACTTACTACATTTCTTAGCTTCTATTACACCTATGTCCGAGTCATCATTTAATTTCTCATCAAACCCAAACATATTTAATTGTTTAGGCATTACTGATACCTAGCAGTTATATAATCTAACTCGCAATGTTCAACACCATGCCAACCTGATAGCTTATTCTTAACTATGTTCAAGTGTCTAGCAGGACTTTCTTCTTCGCCACCATCAGGATTCTTAACTGTATCTTTAGCTATAAGAACCATCAAATCAGCTTCTGCAGCTTTTCCTGTACGACTACCCTCCATCATAGCCTGATTGAGATATATCTTACCCTCTGCTTCAGCAGACAACTGTGACATATAAAAGATAGCACACTCATGTGACTTGGCTATCTGCCTAGCATGAATTGCATTAGCCTTAAGTGCTTCATCTGTCCTTGCAAAGCCACCTGTCCTAGCAAACTTATCTCCCATGTCTAGTACAACTATGTCAGGCTTGTATGCTTTACAGATACTTTCCACCCATGCCATATCACGATTAGATGCATCCTTAATATGTATGTTCTTCTTAACAGGCTCATACAATTCTCTTGCCTTACTTGGGTCTTTCTTTATCTGATGCATTGTCATGCCTGTAGCTGATGTTAAGTATCTAGCACCAACTCTATGTGCAGACTCCTCGTTACATAAGATGATACATTTAGCACCTTGATGGGCAAACCCATTAGGACTAGCAATCAATGATGCATGGAAAGATGTCTTACCTGTATTAGGTCTAGCACCTACCTCAATCAAATGTCCTGCATTAACACCCTCTACCTTTCTAGTTAGACAAGGTATATTGAATGTCCACCTAGCTTCAAGGTCATTCCTTTCTAGCAATGTCTCAATGCTTATGTCATCCCACTCTACCTTTAGGTTGGGAGTAAAATCATCACCATATAACTCAAGCACGTTTCTAAGAGGTTCAAGTGTGGATTTAGTACCATTAACATAGTCAAAGCCAAGATTAGCAATGTCTTCGCCAACAACCTGTTGAAACAATTTAGATAATACTTCTTGTGCAATGTCACTACCAAGTGGCAACTCCTTCTTTATTTGTTTAAACAAACTTGAGTATGCTTGTTTCTGTGCAGTAGTCATTGATGGATTGTTAGACATAAACAATGCTTCAATCTCATCAGGTGTTACTGTTCTCTCATATCTGTCCATAGCTTTATCTATGGCACTCTTAATCTTTCTTACGTCTTTACTGAATAGTCTATCAGGACACTTAGCACCTTTATGTTCAGTGTAAAACTCTTTGTCCATCAAACTTCTTATTAACGATAGTTCCATGTTGGTTACTCCTTTGGGGTTATTTCGTGTAGTTGGTTAAAGTCTTCTTCATGTTGGTACTTCAAGTCATCCTTTAATCTAAGTACCTTAACATCTTTTACATATCCTCGCAAGTCCTTTGCAAAAGATAATATCTTGGGTAATGCATCAGGGTCTAATGCGATTATAGCAGTTGAGAATTGTGAAAGGTATCGTTTGTGTGATTCAGCTAATGATGTACCCAACACTGCTACCCCTGCATATACTTCACTGCCTACTGCGATAGCACTTACACAATCCTCAACAACTACTGCCACCCTACCACAACCATGTACAAAAGGCAAGTTGTTTTTACCATACCTCTTCCACTTAGGTAGTTTAGAACCTAATGTTCTTCCTGTTGCATCTACCATTTTATCATCATACAATATTGGGAACACTATTCTGTCATCTTTAACGTCATAGTATATGTCCAATGCTGATGTATCAATCTCCCATGACTTACAAAAGTCTAACACCTTTGGTCTATCTCTGTGAGGTACAACGTGGTCAGGCAATACGAAATCATTAATGTCATCATCTAGTACACTTGGGTCTATCGCATCTCTTATATCATCNACAGATAATCTGATACGAGTTGAACCTGATATACTACAAGATATTTTATAACAATTCCATANTAACGTACCCATATTATTCGTAGCAGTNAAAGTTTTATATCCATTACAATTAGGACAGTTAAATCGNTTACTCTCTCCTACACTTAATTGTAAATCACTTACATAATTATATATATTCATTTATATTATACCACTTATATGTTATATAGTTCTTTGCTCGGCACGTTATCTGTGCTTATAGCATACTTTTTTCGAGTTGTCAATGCATTTTTTGCAGAATCCAAAGTATTTTTCATATAAGGTTTCACAGATTGTGGATTTGCATGACCTGTAACAGACATTATTTGACCCATAGATACACCTGCTTCCACCATTTCTGTAGTACCTGTCCGTCTTAAATCAGCTATTCGTAGCTCATCAGATAGTCCACAGAGCTTCATACCTCTTCTAGCTACTATTGATAGCCTAGTCAATGTATAAGGCTTGTATGACCCTCTCATAGCTTTAGGATAAGGTGCTACATATTTCTGAAAACCATAGTCATCTTTCTGTTGCATAAGCATTTCAAGTAAGTCATCACTAATAGGCAGATGAACTGTTGCACCTCTCTTAGATTGCTCTAAGTTGAGTATCTTCCTATCATAATCTATGCTATCAAACTGTAGTAATCTCATATCTCCTACCCTTTGACACCATTCATATGACATTTGTACAATCAAACCTAAACTCCTATACTGAAACTCTCCATAACAGAAGTCTAGTAGTTGCATAATCTGTTCCTTTGTCCATGTAACTTTTCTAGGCTTAGTGACCTTACATTTGAATGTAGAGAATGGATTAGTTTCTG